TATTTACACCGGCAGAATTTATCTGGTCAATATACTTTTTAAAGATATCAATAGTAGACTCAGCCTCATTGACGATATTGTCGTCAGTCTCAAGATTAAGATTTAAGTTATCCTCTACGATCTGAAGATTAAGAGGATGAGCTGCCTCGATCTTAGATATCAATACATCGAATAGGTATGGATTAGTCTTATTCTTTACAATGACCTTAATAATCTTATCTTTAATCATATCGGGATCAATAATAGGCTTAAAGTCTTTACTATCGTCATACCAAATCTTCTCAAACATTGTATATGGATTTTTGACGAATGTCAACTCCTTCGTCTCTGTATCAAAGATGTGAAACCCTCGAGGATCATCGTAATCGCTCCAAGTAAACTGTCCATGACTGCCCAGATAGCGAATATTACCAGCACTAGACTTATGATGATAATGCCCAGAACATACGAGATCGAAGCGACCAAAGAGATCAGGGCTGTCGCCGTGTGAGAAGGGGCTTCCACAATACATCTGAAAGCCCGATAGCTCCAGGTGCCCCATGACAATAGCAGCTTTTGTGTTATTAATCGCATATAGTGACTCCTCACGGTTCTCATCATTTATCCATGGCAGAAACAATACCTTTGTACCATCAGCGTCTATCTCAGTTGGTCTCGTGTATATCTCGATGTCGTACTTGCGATCGACGATCTCATCGAGTGCGTTGACGCTGTTGGTGTTCTTGTAGAAGACGTCGTGGTTGCCCGCGATGATCTTCATCTCGATGTCGTTGTGCCACAGCTGCTCTAGGAAGTCTTCCCTGAGGCGTTTAGCTGTGAGAAAGTTGATGTACTTGCGGCGATCAACCAAGTCGCCCAGATGCCACACATCGCTGATCCCATCACGAAGTAGGGTAGGGAAGAATATATCATCGAGGAAACGCTTGGTGTTGTCGATGAAGGCGATGTTGTCATTGCGAATCCCCCAGTGAGTGTCTGTTATCAGTGCTACCTTCATTAACCATCTCCAACTTCTTTTTCTTTTCAAGTTTCGCAGCTGCAATTTTATCTTCAAAGGATTTAATTACATTATCAGTGTGCTCATTTGTATTCATGACTGCACCGTCCATATGGTCTTCCATAAGGAATGTATTCTGATAGTTCTTGTGCTTAATATAAGACTGCTTCTTCTCCATCGTGATCCTTCGAATGAAAGCATTCCAAGCAATCTGTGTAAAGTAAGCAAATGGGTTTTGTGTTCTTGTCGGGTCAAAGTTACTAACCGATGCCACACAGTTCTCGATGCCGTCAGATATCATGTCGTCTCTATAAGAGTAGTTAATGAAGTTAGGCTTAGTGGATAGCTTCTTACATATGAGCATTAAACACTCACCTATATATCTTGGAATCTGCGGTCTATTTCGACCCTCTACTTCTGCCAACTTACAAGCTTCTTTGTACTTAACCATCTCCTCATACATGGTCTTGTTATTGACATAGTGTTTTCTAGGTTTAGCTACTTTAACTGACATCTATTATACCTCTAATTTTACTGTGTACGTCTTGTACTTGAACTGCTCCTCGTTATAGATCTTAATTCTCTCGGCAAAGTGCTTCAATGTAGTGTTCTGCTTCTTCTTATAAGTCAAGTCATCAGCTATGTCATATAGAGTAGCCATGTCTTTATCCTCAGCAGTTCTCAACGCCCTGCCGATAGATTGTAGGTTTCTGACCCTAGACTTAGATGGTGATCCAAAGATGATATTATGTAGTCTCTTGATATTGACACCGGTAGAGAACGTACCGTAACTAGCCACAATAATGCAGTTGTCCTCTGACTCGACAAGCTTTCTAATAGCTTCTCTGTCCTGACCCTCAACACTTCCGGCAACATAGAATACTTTACGGCCAGTCTTGGCTAAGTCATCATATAGTATCTTACCATGCTTCTCGACATATTGAAACAATAAAAGTGTGTTACCCTTCAAAGAAAGTGCAAGATTCTTAATAAATGTATTTCTCTGCTCACACTTGACAAGCCAGTCCATCTCAGTCTGGTAGTCAGCATTACTTAATATCTGCCTAGCTGTTGGTGGATATTGTAGTAAGATTGCCTTTATTCGAAAGTTCGATAAATGCTTGTTCTCGATAAGTTCAGTAGTTGTAGTAACCTTCTTGACTGGACCAAAGAGGCCCTCGAGCACATACCTATGTGTCTTAGTGCCATCTAGAGTTCCTGTCAGGCCAAAGCGATACTTACAGTGATCGAGCTTTGCCATGATGGACTGAAGGGACTTGGCAGTAAATAGATGAACCTCGTCTCCAATCACTAAGTCATATTGGCCAAAGAAGTTCTTATCTAGCTTATAGATGGATTGCCACGTCGAGATTGTTACCCACTTGTCTGTCTGCTTGCTCTCGCCTGCATAGATCTTGTGAACATCTTCCTCTGCGTCAAATCCATAGTCTTTAAAGTCCGTCGCTAGCTGACTGACAAGAGAAGTAGTCGGCACAATGATGAGAGTCTTTAAGTTATAGTGTCTTAAAAGAAGATAGATGATGAATGACTTACCAGAGCCCGTGGGTGATAGTAGAATAGTTCTTCTATTTCTGACAGCGTGTGCAAAGGCAGATAGCTGATACTCTCTAGGCTCCATAGTAAGAGAAAATTTACCTGCTTCTTGCTGAGCATCCATGAGAGAGAAGTTCTCGGCTGCAAATTCGTCTAGGAACTCTAACTCATATCCACGGTCACGACAAAACTTCTCTAGGTAGATATTCAATCCACCATAGAGTTGGCAGGACATATGGTTGAATAAGCGAATCTTCCCATCCCACATCTTGTTGCGGAATGCAGGCATAAACTTAGCACCAGGAACGTCAAACGTAAAGTGCTCTCGTAACTCATAGGCTACTCCAGGATCACATATAACCTTATTATAAGTCTCGTTGATCTTTTTTAACTGTATTAATTCCATTATCCGCCTTGAATAAATTTGTTCCAATCAATTGCATTTTTAATCTGGAATCCACGATTTGAAATAGTCTTAATAATATTCTCTAACAATTCTATCTTCTCTAACTGATAACCGATCTTAAGGTTAAGCTCGATAATCTCTTTATCAGACTCCATATACATTGGAAGATCTGCCTTGAGAATCATTCCTCTTGCAGGAAGTTCCCATCCCTTCTCTTGAGTCTCTTTCGTGTGACCCTGAGTGTAGAACTCATACTTCTCTAACTTTAGTATCTTTGAGTCAGCCTCAAGCTTCCTTAGTAGGAGTCTCTCATTTGTAAAGATCTTATAATACTTATGATGAAGCTGAGGTATCTTTAGAGACTCATCTGACAACTCGGTACGATCAATCTTGCTATCGGCTTCCCATAATGCAAATATATCTTCAATCTTCACTTTATACTACTCCAGGATAACCATAATGCAATTATAGTTTCAATATATCATAAAATTATATTAATGTACAACTATATTTTTTCTATCTCAAAGAAAATATATCTAAATGTAGCACTACATGTCATGTAATTAATACTATCGTCTGTAGTAGCGAACTGTAATGGTCCTATAGCAACAGGAATACACTCTCTAAAATTAACCTGAAAGTTAGCAACTTTTATTCCATTTGATATTAAAAGAGTTATATCTGATCTTAATCCATTACCGGAAGTTATTGGCTTAGATGATATCTGTTGATATTGGTTAAAGTCTGCAGGAAAACCAAGCTCAGATAGCCATGTATATATCTCGAGATAATTCTGTAAGTCCTCATCGACCTTAAAGACTATATTTAAATCATCATAGTAAAGACGATCTCCTGTCATAGGAATATTAGAGAACGGTGTCGGCTGCAAAGGATTCATAAACGATACACCAGGAAGATTAATAGATTGTATAAAGAAGTTAAGGTGTGGTGCCCTTTGAAGTGAGAAGTCAAAGTTAAGTGGACTTAAAAAGTTCTTGTTTAAAGGCGTTGTTGTATCCGCAACCATATTCATCTCCGGTCATTGTATACCTATTTATCACAGAGGCTTAATACCTATTATACACACTATTACGGTAATGTACATAAAAAAAGGCGGCCCGTAGGCCGCCTAGTTTCTGTCTGGTTAACCCAGATCTTTTTTGTCACTACTGTGACAATATTGTCACTACATAAGATTGTTAACAACGATACGGCGATAATACTTGTTAGTATTGAAAGCAAGCTCGCCAGCACCCTTTGTAAGACCCTCAGCGAATGGATTTGCAACCATTCCGTAACGAGTCTTGAAGCCAATCTTTGGTTGGAAGGTTGACTGATCAACCGCACGAACCATCTGTAGAGGAACGTATGGGCAGTAGAACAGACCGGCATCGAATGCCGAAGAACCCTTATAACCAACGGTGAGGTAGTTACCACCGATTG